CTCTATTTAAAGGACTGGTAAGTCCCTCCATCCTCAGAGAGGAAACACGCCGAAGCGTGGACCCTGGCTGCTCTTTCAAGCAGCAGTGCCATTCTTTTTAGTGTACGTCGTCAGGAGTCTAGCTCGACCCAATCATGGACAAGAATGTCCAGAAATTTGGTCTTGGTTCGATCCCTGACTGTGTAAGCTTCCCCATTGCGTAGGGGTTCGCTTATCTTCCGCTGCAGGAAATCTGCAGGCAGGGCGTTGCTGAACGCTGCGTTGTAAAGTGCATATCCCATAGGAGCTTCCGAAATCGGTTGCCTTTTAGGGGTCTGCACTACACCGCGGACGATCCAGGCGTCGAAGCAACGGTGCCTTCTCAGGCGCCAATCGCTAAGAGCCATAGCCTCATCCAGGTTGGATATCAGCCAGCAATCGCCGAAACCTTCTGGCCCAAGGAGTCGAAGACCTCTTGGGATACAACGACATACCCAGTCGTGGACGCCGTCAAGACGGCGAACAACACGCGAATGATGATTCGGATGAGATCCTTTTTGGAGGAATCGTCCAACCATTGATCGATCAGTGATCCTTTTTTGGATCCTTTTGAGGGTGTTTGCCGCATAGAAGGTAGATGGTAAGGTGTCAACCTCCATCTTTAACAAGAAAGGACGTACAAGAGTACCGTTGAAGTAGTCGTGGCCACACGATTCATAGAAGATTCCGTCCTTGAAGGACTTGGCTTCGTTGATAGTGAAACCACAGGCTACAGTGACCTCGAGGAAGAGGTCGTAGGCGCGTGCTGGAATAATCACGTCGTCCCCGTAAACGGAGACGTCAAGACCAGTCCGGTATGGAATGCCGTTCTCTTCGAGGCAGGCGCAAGCCAGCGCGTAGAAGATAAGAGTTTCGAGTTCGAACGTGTAAGCGTTCCCCATGGAGGAGAACTTCTGGAAAGAAGTCCAGGTTCCTTCGAAAAGGTACCTGGGGCTCCGTCCAACGTCCAAGAACTCGAACCAATCGATCGGCAGGAGATCCATAACAACACGGTACGCGATCGTGTCACTGGCGGACGAGAAGTCCACGGTACAAAGACCGGTCGAGTGCGCGGTGGAGGCCAACTTTTGGTTGACGCCCTGGTCGCGCAGATCGATGCCGTGAGAGCGCAGACGATCACGAATGTAAGAACCGACGCCCTTCTGATACAAGCCGTTTAGAAGCGGCTCAATACAGATAGAGCGGTCAGTTTTTGCATCCTTCGGTACGAATGTTAACTCACTACCCGGTGTAAGTTCTACTGTGTGGGTGCCTTCCGGCAACCACCCGGGAAACTCAGCAAGAAAATCGCTGAGCTCATGAGCCATCACGTAGGTGCACTGTAAGGGTGATGCCACCTTATTAAACACGGAGGTCTCCCCCCGTACGTTCAAAGCAGCCCCTGGACCAAAAGCAAAGGTGAGCTCCTCGAGAGAGGGAACGTCGCCGAGGATCTTAGAGATTTTTTGCATGGCGCGCGAAATTACGCGCTCAAGCTGGTCACTGAAAGGATGACCATTCTCACGGGATCTCCAGCGTGCGTTCGTTTGCTCACACATCGCTTCCGCGTCGCGAAACTTCGATAGAGCTACCTGCCGTCGGTCCACTCCAGTATCCAGATGAGGATACTTGGAGAGGAGTTTGACTGCCTGATAGTCTAAGAAGAAATCGGCCGGGTCCAGATAGTCTTTCGGATCAACCGACGCTTCCGCAAGCTGCTTATGCTCACCGTACTTTAAACGGAGGGCACAAGACAGCGAAACAGGAGTGTCGAGGGACTCGAAGACACGGGCTGCGTAATGCAGCGCGCGAACCCTCGTGCGAGAGTTCGGGGGCATATGGATGCTCATAGTTGCCTTTTCTGAAGCGACCGCCGAGGCGGTCAGTTACCCTTAATAGGGCAACTCGTAGTTCTCGAACGCTTGCGTCACGAACGCGTTGTTCAACGCGTTCTTGATGTAGGCCTGGAGGTCCTTGCGGTCCTGGAGGCTGCAGCGCTCCGGAAAGGTCGCGACCAGTTCCACCACGGGGCGGTAGCTGATCGTCGGAGCAGGAGCGATGCCCGAAATGGTGGAGTTCGTCACGTTCTCCAACTTCGGGGTTTCGATCTTGATCGAGAGCTTCAGATTGCGCGAGGCCGCTTTCGACGGGCCTTGCGGGCGAGTCAGGGAGAACGTCAGCTTGTTGTAGCCGATGAAGATCCCTGCAGAGCGTTCTTCCAAGAGTGCCCAGTCCGCCATCGTCTTCGCAGGTGCGAAGGTTTTGGCAACAGGGGTGGCTTGACCGTCGTTGATGACGATGTTCGAGATGGCAGGCATAAAGCCTCCTTTGATGAAGAAAGGATAGTAAACCTCACTTGCGTGAGGAGCCAAGCTGCTGATAAAGCAGAGCGATACCAGAGGCGATCTGCCCTTGCGAAAGGGACAGATCAGGTACGACAAAAGAATACCTGGGGAAGTTTGAAAGGATAATCCTCTCCTTCAGGAACTCCACCGTCTCTGCCTGACAATTCAGGCCAATGTCACCGTTATTCAGCGGGTTAGGCGGAATCGCGATAACGTATCGCGCGAAGCCTGTAGCTTTGTACGACAAGTGTCCAGAAACGAATGATACCCCTTGTGGGGGCACGACGTTCTGGATCCACGAGCCAATCGGGACAAACCAGTCCACGACAAAACTGAAAGGAACAAGTTCCCAGGCTACGGATGCGGGATTCAGGACGCCAATGGCGTCCAGCTGACTTAGGAGGGGGTTGTCCGTATAATAGCGGACAACACCCTGACACTTGACAATACCTACCCACTCAGCACTTACGTGCTGGGAAAGGAGTCGCTCACTCACCCTTTTGGGGAAAGTTACGCGAGCCTCAGAAACGACATGCTGAACATCGGCTTTGGCCGGGCCGTACCTCTTATGGAGGATATCGGCGGCGGCGTAGACGTCATTCAGCAGCGGTTTGAGGCCGTATGTGTAGCCAAGCCAAGCGTTACTCGTTGACGCTGCGATCTCATTGGCTTTGGGCCCATGAAGACCGAGCGTCTGGAGAGCTTGGGCTAAGTTGCCTCTTCGGAGCTGGCGGTAGGACCTCGCGGTCTTAACCATGGCATCCGAAATGAACTTCGAAGTCTCTCGGTATTCACCGAGAGAAACGCCGAGATCGATTTCACGATTTCTGCATTTTCGAAGCAAGGCATTTTGCAGCTCAGGTTGCCAGGCTGAGAAACCCTGGATTGTCTTGGGAGGTGTCAGCGGGTTCGACCCTTTGTTGAGTTGAACACGCTGCAATCTCATGGCGTCACAGAAAGTGAAAAGTTGGCTCGATGAATTCGAGCCCCCAAGCCACCCCCTAACGTTGTATGCCGCGTTGAGGAACGCGGGGACAACAGGATCCGACACATCCCACCTATCGAAATGATAGGCGTGCTGTGGTAAAATCCCGCCAGAGCCCTTAAGCTTGTGAAAGCCAGGGGTGCCAACCGAGTACTCGTCAAACGACCCGTATGAATTGGAGTCGTTGTAGCGTTTCCTCGAAGGCATCACTTAAAGATCGCCGAGATTTCGGCAATCCGCTCCCGAAAATGAACATCAGCGAACTCGACTGCGTCGGGTGTCGCAGGAATCAGCCGCAACGAAACACCTCGAAAGATGTCCGCCGCGGCGGCTGAAACGCATGGAAGCGTAGAATTGTTGGCGACGTAGGTCGTCAATTCATCCAACTGCTCGACGGTGACGGTTTTGCCGTTAACGAAGAGAGACGTGTCCATGTGTTGATTCCTTTGATGTTCGGCACAGCGCAAAATCGCGCACGCTTAGCACTGCAAACAAACGACCCTAACTTAGGCGAAAGCCCCAGTTAAGACCGTTGGCATGCATTACTAAACTGGCATATGCCAGATGTGAGGCCCCTAAGGGGGCC